AATGTTGGTGGATTCCATTTGGTTGCCACTACTGGTTGATTATTTTTCTTTGCCATCTGTTTTTAAATTTGTTGTTAATAATTGATTTAATCGAGTAATTTCTTTATATAATAACGCTAAAGCTGAGCCGTTTTCATATACCATTTCTTCAATGGTGTGCTCTTTAATATATTTGTCTTTATACTCTTTGAACTTTTTCATATAACCTGATACTTCTTCCTTACTTGGTTTTTTCTCTACTTTATATGCTCCTTCTGTACCTGCTATTATGTGGTCTAGATTTTCTGCTGATTTATGAACTTTGTTTTCTTTGACTTCTTTTTTGATGTTTATTACTTTACTCATGATTTTTATTTATTATTTATGTTAAACTTGGGTTACTGTGATATGGTATTGGTCTGATTGCTGACACGTCGTGCCATAGACTCATCCATAACTTGTCTTCACTTCCTTCTGTAATTGCAAATATTCTGTTTAATGGGTTGTTTGCTCCATCTGTATCTACTTGTATAAATGATTGATTTAATACTGGTGCTGCGCCATCAAATCTTCTTGATAATTCCCAATATGCTAAATTGTCGTGGAAATCTCCTGATACTTGATTTTGTTTATACTTGTATTCTGCATATCTCTGTTGGTATCCGAATATACCCTCATCTGTTGATATTGATTGATATCCATTTATATATAATTCTTTGTTGTATACTTCTTGTTCGCCTAAGTTTGCGAATTGTGGGAAATAATGGTCGAATTTATCGAACTTTTGCCAGAACTTGTCTAAACCTTGTGTGTATGATGCTTTTGGTATAACTCTACATAATCCTATAATAATTCCGTGTTCATCGAAACTTTGTGTGAATCCTATATTGTCTCCTAATGCTAGTGCGTGTCCGCCCATATCTCCTAAAGGTCTGTTTTGTGATGTTCCTGTTCCTGCTGTTGCTGTGTCTGAATATGTACTTAATACTTCTGATATCATAATTGGTGTTTTTCCTCCTCCTAAATATTTTGGTATTTGTACTGTATAATCTGGTATTTTTTCTCCAAAAATTGCATATATCTGTTCTCTATATCTTGAACCTGCTCTTGCCATAAGCTCTAACCATTGCTGTAGTGCTGATGCTTTTCTAAGTGCGTTAATTGTTGCTCCTGTTGCTGATGATAAATCTACTGCGTGTGTTTTTGAAACATCTGTATTCCAAAAGGCTACTCCTGGTTCTACAGGAATACCTAAAACACTAACATCTAAATCTGACATGTTGCCACCACTTTTATATGATGCGGGATCATGCGAATATGGTTGTCTAATATATGTGTGATCTCCACCTGAAGTATCATAATCTCCATAAACTAATGGTGCTGTTGAACCTAAAGGTAGTGTTACTTCTCCTCCTCTTTGTAAGAATGGTAATGCTGATGTGAAATAATCTTTTGCCCAATTTGATTTTCTTAATGTTAATTGGTCTACTAATCTGTTTCCTGAATCTGCTTGTACGCCTGAATCTGTATATTGTGTGTGTTCTGTTCCTACGTTTTGGTCTCTAAAGTATTCGTGATATATTAATTGATAAGCTCTGAATTTTAATATGTCTATTTCTTGTTTTGATGCCGCGCTTCCTGCGAATTGCCATGCGCCTGCTGTTCCTGCACCTATTGGTGGTATTCCCATATAATCTGGTAACATACCTTTTGCTAAATAACTGTTTGCGAAGCTTGCGCTTGATACTTCGAATCTTGGATATGAAGGTAGGTCGTTTCCGTCTTCTCCTCCTGTTATGAAATCTTTCCATTCTGACCATACTAATCTGTAGGGTACGAAGAAATAATCTAGTTTGAAATCTATATTGTGCATCATTGGTGCTAATAGTGGACTAAATCGTATCATTTGTTGTGTTTTTACTTGATAGCTATCTCCTGGGATAACATCTTGTATAAAGCATGGGTATAAATTTCCCATGTTGCCAGTCATTTTGACTTCGTGTGAGAGGTCGAATGTGTTTTTTCCTGGTCTTGGTGTGTATATTGTACTTGCCATTTTTATAATGTTTCTAAGTTTATAATGTGATTTAATTGTCGATCATAATCTGAATCTTTACTTTTTAAGATTGGATGCACCTGATCGTTATAGTGCATTTCTTTTGATTTATTAAATTTTTCTAATTTTTCGTTTATGAATTTGTTGTAATCTCTTTTGCTAAGTGATATTCGTTTTTGTTTTGCTATTGATATTTCTTTTTCTGTTTTATCTTTTGGTGCCCATATTCTATGTAAGTATGCTTTTGGTAATCTTCTTCTTGCTCCTTTGCTATCTCTTGTATTTAATGTTTCGTTGAATTTGTGCCACTCTCCATAGTTTTCTAAATAATTGAATCCTATAATTGGTTTTTTTGACATTAAGTTGAAATGTCTTTCTCTTATATCTTTTTTA